GATAAACGCACCGATAGAAACGTACTTACAGAAACCACTTTGATAATTAGGGATAGACGTGTTCATAGTTGCGTACTGTCCTTGAAATGTTGAGTAGATACCGCCTGCAGTTATCGGAGCAGTTGAACCACTTGTTACGGAAGAGGTAAGGTCAGCAGTATAAATAACAGGAAATTGTTTCATTGTGGCATAACCACTAGGTAAAGCACTAACTGTACTTATTTCTGTTATTTCTGCACCGTCTAATCCGTTGAACACTAATTTTGCTCCAACATCCGCAGGATAATTCAAGATACCCACATAAAGACTTATACTTTTACTGTCATTGACTAAATAATAAAGTCCCGTGAGCCATCCTGCGCTTCTGTAATTATGTTGTGCGGTAACAAGATATTCCCCATCATTTGCGCTAATAAAAAACCGTATATTGTCTGAACGCACTTGAAAATCTATTTCTGTAAATTTCCCATAACTAGCCGCTATAAACGGTACAGAAACATCAATTTTGACGATTGCAGAAGCAGAACCGCCAATAGATAATGTTTTTTCGGTTTTAGAAATTTCACTCTCCGTCACCAACTGATTCTCCGCACTCGCCCCACTCGGTATCTTCTCTTTAATTTCCGCAATTCCCTCTTTGTTGCGTGTTATTTGTTCCTCGTCAGCAAGTAGGTTGGCATCCGTCATGAGTTTAAATGCTTGCCACTTATAAATTGCAGACATATCCCTTGTAGTATTCTCATCATTTACTGTGTAAAAACGAGTAGTGAATCCATCCTTAGACCTAGTGACAGCATAAAATACTTCTGCCCAATCGCCATTCACCGGATTCAGAATAACAACATAATCTGAATCAGGCATTTCACTCTGAAAAGTAACTGATACTGATGTGTTATTGCTCCCCTCTGCTATATCATATGTGGCAGTTCCACTCTGATATAAACTCACGCTTGGCACAAGCTCCCCTGTCACATTCTTTACCGTTGCGCTCGTCCTTCCGTTTTCGTCCTCTATCTCGATTATTGCACCGTCAGAGGTTTGCGTGACCGTAGCGGATGGGGAAAAGCCTTTCGCCCCTGTTTCGCCCTTTGCACCTGTTTCCCCTGTCTCTCCCTTTTCACCGTTCTTGATGGTGACGGTACTTGAGGAATCCTTATTCTGGATTGTCAGCTTGATATTCCCCTGTTCTGTGACTTCGGTTGCTATGGATGGGGAAAATCCGTCATTTCCATCTTCGCCCTTATCCCCTCTGTCGCCTTTATCGCCCTTTACTCCGGCGATTGCACCATTGTTATACCAGACAGAATCTTCTGAAAGCCATGTATAAAGGTCGGGAGACGTGCCTAAGCCGACAAAATACGCATCCCCTGCATTGCCTGTCGGATGGGCGGTAATCAAGCCCTCGTAGGTTGGATAAGCTGCCTTTATTTCAAAAGATTTACCATCTGCACCATCTGCGCCATTGTGACCGTCTGCGCCTGCTTCTCCCTTTTCGCCTGTATCGCCTTTTGGCAGTACTAAGTCAAGATACTGCGTGCCATTTTCGGTTCGGACGGTTGCGGATGGGCTTTCTCCGCTCGTTACATTGCCAATCTCAATAGCAGCGTCTTTTCCATCCTCACCCTTTGCACCTGTCGCACCGGTCGCTCCGGTTTCACCCTGTAAGCCTTTTTCGCCCCTGTCTCCTTTATCTCCTTTATCTCCCTTGTCGCCTTTATCTCCCTTGATTGCTCCTGCGCCCTGCATGGTCTTTTTGATTAAACCGTAGCTTGCGCCAAATGTCTCTGTATCTAGCATTGTTCGTCCTCCTCTATGTATAAGTCTTTGTGTGACAACCTATATCTAGCATAAAAAACGCTCCTCGCCCAATCGTCTATAATCGTGTGCTGCTGCTGATACATTACCTTGCTTTCCAGACTTCCGTTGTCATAAAGTTCTATTTTGCAATGTAGGAGTTCGTGAATTAAGGTCAGTTCTTGCGGTTGTTTAAACCATAAATCGGACGGCAAACCCTTTGCGATTGTAATTTTTGCACATTTTTCTTCAAAGATGCTTTCGCATTCTCCGGCATTTTCGGAATTGCTACATTTCCCTAAACTGTAAAGGATTTTCCAATCCTGCAAACCTAAAAGATTGATGTAATATTCAGCACATTCTTTTATTTGATTTACGCTTTCAAATTCGTTGATATACTCCATTTAGTCCTCCTTATAACCAATTCCACGTACCGTTCGACTTTAAAAAGCCCACTTCTCCGTCTGCGGTCATTGCAGAAGAGCCCCAGTCAATCGTATAATCCTTTGGAAATTCCAAGATATCCGCTTCCGTAGCGTTCTCCACGTCTGACTTGCTGTCAGCAAACAGAGATACCACGGCTTTCATGGTCTTTATATTCTTCACGGTTTTTGACGTATCTGTTACTTTTACCATATCGCTACCCCCTTGACAAATTCTATATTATCCTTTATTATGACATATGTGAATCATTATTTCAATAAAAACTTTCACCCACTATTAAGGCAGACAATTGTACCTCGGTCTGCCTTTTTTATTGTCCTCGCTTTCTCCAAACCTTTTCCATACTATACCTACAGCAATCTATAGAATGGTTATTTTCGTCCGGCAGTTCGCCTGTTGGCTCTCCGTCTGGGGTTAATATATATTCATATTGACTAAACTCTTCCCACGTCTTAGGACATCTCATAGGGTCTATATATATGTGATTGAGTGATTGCAGCCACTTAATCCCATACCTGACAGAATCCGCTCCTTTCTGCGCCGGATGGCAGTTAAGCCCAAATGCTCTATAATCCGCAATACTCTTCGGTTCTGCGGAATCGGCGGTAATACGGTCATGTTTCGTCAGAAAGCGTGTCTTTTTAAGGTGTTCCGCTGTCTTTTCATTGCTCATCTTATTAACCCGGTACTCGTCAAAGATATAAAGGTCATGTTTCCGGCTGTCATAGTACATCTGCCCGAAGTGGAACGGGTCCGGGTACCATCCCCAGTCAATGCCTCTGTATATCCACTCCCATGAGTTAATCATATCGTCCGTCATTGCAAGGGTCTCCACATTGTCAAACACCTCACTTCCAAGCCCTACCGGAACCCCCAGGTATTCATGCTCATAGGCTCGTTTGTTCATCTTTTTGAGCCATTCCGCATCATCCAAAAACTGCTGTCCTAGCCATTCCGGCGGTATCTGTAGATATGTCGTTTCAGACACATAAGCATCCGGCCGAAGCCTATCTTCTTCTATCTGCTTATTCGCCCAGTTCGTCTTGCTTTTCGGGGGGTTCATGGAGCGGAAAATAACAAATTTATCCCCACCACGAAGGACGGACTGCTGCACGGTTCGTATTTCCTCTGCACCATTAAATTCGTCAAATTCTTCAAACCAAAGGAATTTTATATATCCCTTTGATACTTTGATAGATTTACTCTTTTTCGCCTTGTCTAGCCCCTTGAATATAATCCTCTGCCCTGTTGGCTTATACGTGCATCTATATGGGCTTGTGGTGCAATGGAACTCATCATTTAACCCTAATTTATCTATCGCCCAGATAATCTGCTCATACACGCTATCCCCGATTGTTTCGCCGACTTTTCGGTAAATGACCGCATTGGCATTCACGTCTTGAACAATGCCGAGAACAATCTCTATGGATATGTCAGAAGACTTGCACGAACCTCTACCACCAACTAAATCATAGTAACTATGCTTTCCCTCTGCTATATCGTAGTGCAGATCATAGAACGGTGGTGCTATGCAGTCTGTCAATCTAACCATCTAAAACCCTCCTAACAAAAAAGACACCGTTAAGTGTCCTTTTTAAAAAACTAGAGAGGTGAGGATTTGAACCTCACAGCATACCTGCGGTTTCCCATTGCGACAGCTTACAAAGACGGTCTCGAACCGTAATCGCAGGTCATGACAAGTCGCTTTGTCGCTCCATACGCCTTTTCGGAGCTATTACTCTCTTTAATCAGCACGCACCATGTACAAGCACACAGCGGATTTCTCACCGTTTGTAAACAGACAACGTGACTTAACGCCTGTCACGTCTTGCCCTCCGTAAAGGCACAAGGTTGATTTTCACATTCTTTATATTCACATCCGCAGTTTACAAAATCCGCTCTATGCTCACTATCGCCATTGCAACAAACCCAAGTCCATTCATCGTGCCAGATGCAACCCTCACAATTATTTTCCATCGTTCACCCTCGGTATATCATTTATGATCGTAACTTTTGCTTCAACCGCTCCCACATCAACCTTTCTTTTTGCTAACTCTTGTGCCGCTTTCGTCCGTTCGGAGAGCGGGGCTTCAAGCCCGAACTGGTCTTTTTCTTCGCCACGCATAACTCGTGTAAAATACTGCATAATTTCCTTTGCATCAGCGATTGTTTCTCTGCTTTCCTTTTCCTCGGAAGTGGTTAAAGCCTTAATATATCTTGATATCCCGACGCTTTCTAATAACCTCCTGCCTTGCGTTTTCGCTGTACTCTCTTTATATCCCGCCTTAATCGCAGACTGTAGGGCGTTTCCTGTTTTGACATATTCCTCCGCAAACTTTTTCTGTCGGGGATTAAGTTTGCTTGCCGCCTCTTTCTGTGCTTTCGTCATCCATCCTTAACCCCCTCCCACATATCCGCTAATAATTCCACGCATTTAATCTGTGATGCTGTGTTAATAAGCGTTTCTTTGTCTTTTTTTATCTTATACATTTTGATAAACCTGTCCTGCTCTTCCGAGTAAAACTCCACCTGTTGTATCGTCACGATAACCCCTTTGGACTTTAGCGCAGTCTGTAGCTTGTACATCAGATTTTTCGTGCTTGCCATCAGACCACCCACTTCCCTGGATGTTTGATAATAACTTCTTTGTCACTTTCCTTTACGCATAGCTTTTTTAATGCATTTCCACAATCTTTTGCATTTGTACCCTGCGCTATATCTTCGATAACAGCGACTTTTTGTGCTGTCTTTTTGTTTATACCGTCAACTTTTAGCATTTCCGCAATTATTCCCATAATTTCACCCCTTTACATTTAGCTTATTATAACATACGTCACTCTTTTATGCAAGGACAACATTTTTCTACTAAAGTAGCAAAAAACAGAAAAGAAAATTATCAGGCATTTCACACAGATTTGACACACTGTTATGCCTTATTTTATGCAGTATGCGACTATTGTAATATTAAATTTTAACAGGGATTTATCAGGCATTTATCAGACGTTTAACAGGGCTTTATCAGAGTGACCCCCGATAAAGCCAGTAAAATCAAGGGTTTCAGAGCCTCTAAGAAAGAAAGAAATATAAGAATATATAGTGTCTATTATTATATAAGACCTTTATTATAATAAAACCTTTATTATTATATTAATAATATACTGTATTGGTAGAATATACTCTTTGATTTAAAAAAGAAATTAAAATACACCAAAAGTTCTCATTTGTCAATACCCGAAAAAAATATTTTTGACTTCGTATTTTGCCCTAGAATCCATTTTTACCCCTTTACCGTCCATTTCCCTGCCGAAACAATAAAAATCCAAATATGGGAAAAATACGCAAGCACAAAGGCATAATAAAAGCACCCCGAAAGGTGCTAAATTGTTTTTCGATCCCATTTTCTAAAATTCCGTCACAATGCAATCATCGACTAGTTCTGACCAGTTAAACACTTCGACCTTTGCTGTCTGATGAGCTACTGCCTCTGCATCTTCGCAACCATATACACCGCTATAATCTTCTTTCATAGCAGCTTCCAGTGTAGGAATACCACTGTTAAAAGCTGTGTCGTAAATGATAGCCGCTTTTCCGTTACTATCTACATATGCTATAAAATTGTAATCTTCTGTTTCACAAAAATATCTTTTCATAATCTTCACCCTTTTAACCTTTCTTTTTGATTTTATAAGCCTCGGAAGTGTCCGACCACTGTTATTCTTCCTTAACTCTGATACTATTGTAATCCTTTTTTGGTTTATTGTCAATACTTTTTTAAACTTTTTTTGATTTATTTTTCTTCTACATATTTAATGATGTTACCCGGTTGCATATCGAGAATCCTGCAAAGCTGTTCTAATGTCTTTATTCCTACCATCTCGCCTTTGCGGAATTTCTGCATAGCCGATTGGCTTATAACACTATCTCTTAGTATTTTCGTGCTGTTATAACCACTTTCCTTTAGTGTTTCTATCACGTCTATTTTATATGTAAGCATCTTATCACCTCCTTGTTGTCATTATATAAAAGTAGTCTTGATTTGTCAATAAAAAATAATCTAAAAATAATTTAATTTTATGCTTGACAATAATCTATTTTTGGATTATAATGTATTTAGAAGTTGAGAAAACAAACAATAAGGAGGAAAAAGACATGAGTAGAGCAGAGGAAACAGCAAAGAAAATGATTCAGGGGTTAAGCAATACAGAGTTATTCGACCAGTGGGAGCTTACAAGTAAAATAAACGACGAAAATATTTCGACCGTCAGAGGTTGGTTGATGGACGAAATTGAAATAAGATTCCCGGAAGCATTTGACAAGTGGCTTGACACAGATGCAGAGGACGGAACACTTAGAACATATTGCATCTAAAATTAAAAAACAACCGCTAAATTATACGCTGACCTATCGGCAGGACGGGGATAAGGAAATTGAAAAATAAGCATAACCACCAACAAAAGCGAGTAAACTCACTCGGCGAGCCGTGCGCCGTCAGTGGAACGGAAAGCCGGATAGGTGAAAAGAATGGAGGGAAAATATGACATATCAAAAAGTGAAAATGACCGACAAGAACACAGGTTTTGAAACCTACGAAGAAATCAAAGCCGAAACAAAGGAAGAAGCACTGGAGATTGCGCAGGAAGAATTTTCAGAGTGCGAGAATTTTAAGGTTGACGAAGAATAAAAAAGCCGGGTTTCCCCGGCTCTTTTTATATCGCTTTATAAAATCCTCTACCCTCTTCTTTCATCTTCTTCCGTGCTTTTGCGGCATTTTCGCTGTGGGATGTTTTTTTAAGCCTTTCTCTGCATTTTTCGCAGACTTTTAGTCCGTCAACGACCGGATCAGCGCAAAAGTAGCAGAGACCGTTCTCAAATCTAAATTCCCTTGTTATGACCCCATTTCTCCTCGCTTCGTCCGCTTTGTACTTCCTCATCCTTGCAAGGCAGAAGTTACACATCTTCCTTCCATTAGCAGGCTCCCTTTTTCGACATCTTGTGCATAGATTGCTTTTAATGCATTCTTCCGTCTTTCTTTTTCTCCACTCGCTCTGTAGTTCATACTCATGTTTTCTAAATTCATCATCTTTTCTTTTTGTGGAGTAGTAATTTGCCTTTTTCGCCTTGCATTCAAGGCAAGTCTTTTCTTCGCCAAAAAGGCGATTTTTCTTGCATGTCGGGCAAATTCCGACAGAGATATAGTAACTTCTGTTTTCTTTTCTTCTTTTGCTTTCTTTTTTTGCGCAATCCTCGCAAAGACAGTTTCCTGTGTAGTTTGGCTTTTTGCAGTTTAGGCATAAATTATTTTTTGCACAAAATTCTCTTTGCTTCTTTGCATACTGCCTTTTTAACTCTTTTTCTTTCTCTTCCGTCATTCTTCTGCCTCCAATTTGATAACATGTATCAACTCCTGCATCATCGCAACTGCTTCGCAGTCTTTCTTGTCAGGATGCTTTTTGACAAACTCGTCAATCCGATTATCCAACTTTTTAATCAGCTTTTCTGCATCAATCATTTTTTTCATAGCTTAACTACCTCCAATCTTTTTAAAACGCATTCCTCGCATAACTCCCCGTCCTCTGTTTTATACAACTTTTCAAATTCTTCACCGCAATGGTCACAGATCAATACTTGCCTGTGACGGTTCGGGCAGGTATGCCCTCTGCATGGATAAGATGGCGTGGCGCAATCAAAGCATTCGGTTATCTTTTTTATCATCCGCAAACCTCCTGTTCCACTTCTCAATTAAAAGATATTTTCTCGTATCTTCCATTCTGCAGCCGCACGACAAGCAGACAATTGTATTTTTATCCCAAAAACTATCTATATGATGCTCTTGTGGATGAAACTCTGCTTTTCCACTACAGAATGGGCAAGGTTTTAATTCCATCTGTTCATCCCTCCTCCATTCCGCAATATTCTTTAACGATTTTAATAATATCATTCATATACAATTCATCAATTTCACCCCTATTAAATTCATTATATTCTTTGATTTGCTCAATCAATCCTTCGACATATTTCAATGGACAGTCAAAAGCTCTTTTTATGATTTCATAATCTTTGGTAATTTTACATTGTCCGTTTTCACTATTATAGCAAGGGCAATCACAACAATACTCCGGCATTTCCATTCCTGTCACTATTACGCTCATTTTACACCCTCCAATAACTCTTTATTTTCGTAGATATTGCCGATAACTTCAATACTTTCATCATCCTTGAAAAGTCCGTATATTCCTGTTTTATTTTTCATGCAAAAACCAGAATCAACCCATTCCACGACGTAAGTATCGTATTCATCAAAATTTCGACCTTCCCCATAATCTTTCCCAAAATAATTTGTTTTGACAATATCCCCCTCAAATATCCGCTTTCCGTTCTTATCGCATCGTCCGGCGTATTGACCGATGGTGTCGGTGTAGATTTCATGATACTTGTCCGGGTATTCAATGATAAAATTCCCTGTCGTGTTGTTTTCTAAGCTATCATTGTGACAGTTCGCATAATATCCACACACCCACTCATTATTATCTACGGTTTTTGCACGAAAAAGTATATCTCTCATTTCTCCACTTCCTTTCCTCTCTCTTCCACCTCATCTAATAGTTGCAACACATCCACCGTATCACTGTTCAACAGCCGAAACCGTATCTGCTCGGCTAAATCTGCTTGCGCTCTTGTGTAGGTTTGCAATCGGAATTTTTCTAAATCGTTTACTGACATTTCCTCACTCTCCTTTTTAAATATTTCTTAGTTAAAAATGCCAAAATACCACGGCATATCGTTCATTTTAATCTTCTTCCAACTTATTTTTGATATACGGCTTTATTGCAGTCTCGAATACATCAACAATTTTTAGTGCATTTGATGGATAAACAAATTGTGGTGTCTCCCAGACATCACTAAAATAATCATCTTCGTCTCCATCTTCAAATCTTCTTATAAACTCTTCTGCTGTGTCTGGTTGGTCATAAACCGACATATCCTCAAAAATGCTGTCAAGCATTTCCTTTTCTTCATCATCAAAGGCTATGCTATATAGGTATTCTTTTGTTTTCTCAAAACTAAAAATGTCAGGACTTCCGTAGATTTTATTGAGTATGTAGCCACCTTCACACCTTGCCATAAGTTCAAGAAAACTCTCGCTATCCGGTGTTTCCACCCACTTGTAACCATAGTTTCCGCAATCGGAAGTTATGCTAAGTTCGTACCTGTCAAGGTTAAAGACGAATCTCGCCCACAGGCATGAACCGTAATCTTTATCTCCTTTCTCCTGCCGATATTCAAGAATCAGCATTCTAGGAGTAATTTCTTTTACTTTCATTTTATCCCTCGCTTTCTTCAAATTCTTCAAGTGGGCAAAGCCCGTCCCGTAAATCCGTTTCGCCGTATTTAATCTGTCTGCCTGTTGCCATACAGTAAGCACACACATTTTGTACCTTTAAAAGCAGTCCGCACTGTTCGCATGACTTTGGCATTTTTGGTAAAATTAACTTCGCTTTCATTTCATCACCTCCAACACTTCCCTTGCTTCTTGTTCGGTTGCAAAGGTGTTTTCTTTTTTTAGTAGAAACATTTCAAATTCCCCTTTTGTGTTGCTTTCATAAATACTTTTCAACATTTCTTCCATATCATCAGCAAGTGCATCTTTTTGTACGCATATATTGTAATCTCCTACTTCTGCAAGGAAAACGCAAGAAAGAATCCCTTTGAAGTATATTTGTGGTGAAATAGTAGGCACTTCCGCAATCCCCCAAACCCAATCACCTGATTTAAACATCATATCGCCTCCAATTCTTTTTTAAGTGCTTCAATTCTCTGCTTCTTTTGGTGGATAATCAACCGGATTTCCCAATCCTCAAATTCAACAGGAAAATCATGAATAAGGGGGTGCATACCTATATTGCTTTCTATTGCCTGCTCAACCTTGATTGTTCCACCACTTTCAATCAATTTGATTGCTTTTTCCTGTGCTTTTATCTTCCCTAAGATTTCATTTGCTTTTTCTATGTGTTCAATTTGCATCTTCTCCCTCCAATCCCTTAAAAATCTCGGTCAAGTCAATGTGTTTGCCGGTTTTTGCAAGTTTTTCATGATTTCTGACGCAAAAAGCCCCTGTGCTTAAACTCATGCAATGCGCTGTTTTTTCTTTATTCCATGTGACAACAAAATCACCCACCAAATCATCAACTCTCACCACATCCCCGACCTTAATTTCCTGCTTTTCTTCCCATGCTTTCAGCTTGTCAATAGCTTCTTGAGGAGTGTTACTTTTCATCACTGCGTAAGGAGTTGCTCCGAAAATTTTCTCTATAGTTTCAAAATCAATTCCACCATCATCCGGATTCAGACAGATTTTCTTCGCAACCTTCCACGCATCAGACAAGCCTTTTTCGTAGCCTGCATCTGATGGAACATATTTTTCTAACAAATTTAAAGTTTCTTCTCTTACAGCCAAAGGACTAAATCCCTTTACGCCCCATACATTACTTTGTGAAAAACCGTCAGCTCCACAACTTTCTTCAATCTCGATGATAAACTTATCTCCTACTTTATACATCTTCATTTCTCCTATTCTTTCTTCCATCTAAAAATGTACTAAAAACTGTCAACTTTCCAACACCATCATTATCCCACCATACCGCACCCCACATGGGAGATAACTCGATTTTTCTTTGCTTTGCTTCTTCGCAAATTCGATTCAGTGCGTCAATAAAATCTTTCTGATTTTCCATTGACTTTCCGACGATAAAGCGGTAGCTCATGCGGTAGCCATATTGCGGTACATGCTCCCACACCGACCATTCCGCTTTTCTCGTTTTGAGATTAAACCTCTTTGCAAGCTGATTTAATTCGTCATAAATGCGGTTTATGTCAGAATCCCATGAAAACTGCTTTTCTTCGCACAGAAAATCATCAATCGTCATTTGACCTATCATCTTCATACACCACCTTATAACCATGCTTCTTTGCATACTCCAACTCCATCATAGCCCCTTTAGACCGCTCATAGCCCTTTAGCATATAGATACTGTCGCATAGGCTCAAAAGAGCCATGCAGACGGTCATATATTCGCTGTGGTATAATTCTGGCAACATTGCAGATACATTTGCAGGATTTATGATTTCTTCATATCCAAAATTCCACAAATCTTCTTCCGCTCTATTAAAACGCTTCATATATTCTTCTTCTGTAATCCCTGTTATTCCTCCACTTATATAAATCATTCCGCTGCCTCCAAAAAATCAAATAGTGTAGGTGCTTCTATCTCGTTTTCAGTTGCTTGCAGATACATTAAAGCATCCTTGAAATAATCTTCATTAAGTTCGCACATCAAGCCTTTTCTCCCCATTTTTAACGCTGTCATAGGAACAGTTCCAAGACCGCCAAATGGGTCATAAACTAAATCGCCTTTGTTTGAATAACGCTCTATGATACGCTCAACTATTTCAAATTGGAGAGGGCAGACATGAAGTTGCGCCCTGCGTCTGCTTTGGTTTGTATTTAGCGTTTTCATGCGATTTATATCATCCCAAACATTCCCATCTACAGAAGCCGGCGCAAGCGTCATAAATGTTTTGCTGATACCGCCTAGCTTTTCTAATTCTTCTGACAGGTCAATATGTTTGCGATAATCGTAGATGTGTTGTTGACTAAATTCATGAAACTTTTCCATCCGTGCCGACATATTCATGTCATATAATTCTTGTGCTGATATAGGTCTATCACCACTATTTCTCCAAAAAGCATGAGCATCAATCTGCCATCTCGAAAGAGAATATTCTTCTTTGTCTTTTATGACCGGAACATCTGCATAGGCTTTTGTTGTATCGGTAGGAAGTTTTCTGAAAAGCAAGATATATTCTGGGCATCCTACACCCATTTTAGAGCCATCTTTACACTGCTCTGTATATCCTAATCGGTAAGTCTGATTATTTTCCCTTACTACATCTGTAACCACTGTAATCATGCCAAAATATTGAAAGCCATGCTTCATGTAGTGGCTGATGCAATCTGCGTGAAATGGTTCAATCGTTGGCATTCCTGTGCCTGTCGCATTCCCAAATAAAACCCTGTCTTTTACATGAATAGCCGCCACCCTGCCCGGTTTTAGTACCCTTAAAAGCTCCGGTGTCAAAAAGTCCATCTGTTTAAAAAATTCATCACCATTCTCATTACATCCAAAATCATTATAAGAAAGCGAGTATTCGTAATGATTTCCAAATGGGATTGATGTATGAATCAAATCCACACTGTTATCCGACATATTTCTTGTATGCTCTACGCAATCTGCATTGTAGGCAGCATAATTTTTTCCTTTTACTTCCACTTCTTCACACCCCATCTTTCTGTTTAACCTCTCGAAACGGTTTTTATTGTTTAAGCCATACTTTTTAACGATCTCAACCATCTTTGCAACCATTTTATCATGTCGTTTCCACTTCTCCAAAAGAGTATCTTTTATCTCTCTTTCAGATTCCATATAGATAATGTCAATAGTCACCTTTTCCTCTTGCAAAAATCGGTAGCATCTGTGAATTGCTTGCAAAAAATCGTTTGCTTCATAGTCAATCCCGACAAATATCTCCCTGTGGCAGAACCTTTGAAAATTACAGCCGGAGCCGGAAAGAGATTTCTTTGTGGCAAATAATCTTGTCTTTCCCTCTGAAAAGTCAATCACACGCTTTTCCCTTTCCTCATAGTCGAGATTGCCCCATATTGAAACTACTCCCGGTATTGTCCTTTCTATCTCGTGTCGTTCTGCTTCTCTGTCATGCCAAATAACAAAATGGTCATCAGGGCTTTTGTCTATGATTTCCTTTGCTTTGGCAACCCTCTGTTCTATCGTAGTTCCTTTTATGTGAGCTGCTTCTTTCAACCCCGCCCCAGCTTCTGTAAATAGTGAATATTGCCCGTCTCTATCCGTCTCTTTCCCATAATCTACAGGTATCTCGTGCCACCTTACTTCTAATTCCGGCAACTTATACCCATCATCCGAATAGTCAGGATTTAAGTCGGATGGCATTGTACAGAATAAAGCCCACGATGACATCCACAGCCAAAACTCTTCTTCTCTATTTGGATATAAAGTAAGGTTATTTGCTTTCGTGCTGTCTCTTTGAAAAAACCTTGTAAGTGCTTGACCAGTCGGCATGACCTCTAAATATCCGGCATAGTGTATTAACTCCTTGTATCTGTTAGGCGATGGTGTGGCAGTCGCAACCATCTTGTAAGGTATTCCTTTGAATTTATCTAAGAAAGTTTGATAGGTTTTACTTCCAAAACTCCTAAGTACGCTTGCTTCATCGAGAGATGTTGCAATAAAATATTTAGGTTCAATGTCTCCATCCCTGACACGCTCATAGTTCGTTATCACTATATCCGTTTTGGAATTATAAACCTCTTCCATCGTCCGCACATATTCCGGTGCATCATATCCCAAAACTTTAACCGCATCTCTTGTAAATTCCTGCTTAACTCCAAGTGGGCAAACAAGCAAGGCTTTTCCTTTTCCATCTTGCTTTAAAACTTGATAAAGAAACTCTAATTCTTGAACTGACTTTCCAAGCCCGTAGCTTTCAAACAAAGCCCTTTTACCACCTTTTAAAGCCCACGCAACAGCATCTTTCTGATGCGGTTTTAACGCCGGATTTAATTTTTCTTTATTAACCTCAAACCCTGTTTCCTTTGCAATATCAATTTTAGTTCTCAAAAATTCTAAATATTCCATTTCTCTTTAGAGGCAAATCATGATTTATTGTCCGGACAAATCCCCTGCCTCCTTTCTTTTTATGCAAATGGCAATCCATCGAAGTTTTCTGCATCCACAAATCCATCATTGCTTGCGTTTCTGTTTTCTGGTGGCGGTGCAGGCGAAAAATCGTCTGATTGCCTGTTTTGTTCACTCGCTGCCTTACTTTCGCAAAATTCGTGATTTTCCACCACTATATCCGTTGTATATACTTTTCTTCCGTCTTTTTCATAACTTCCAGATTGAATCCTACCTTCAACTGCAATTTTCATGCCCTTGTGCAGATATTTTTCCGCAAACTCACCCTGCTTGCCAAATGCCACACAGTTGATAAAATCTGCTGTCTGCTCACCCTCTCTCTTAAATCTGCGGTCAATAGCAAGCGTGTATCTTGCTACCGCTGTCTGATTTTCTCCGGTTGTGTACCGGATTTCCGGATCACGAACTAATCTGCCAATTCCGATAAATCTATTCATGATTCTTTGACCTCCTTCTTAATTCTCTTTCGCAAGCCTTAATCCTCCCCTTATGCATCCCATCACTTGCTTTCATAAAGTTTATTGCGCTCCTGATTTTATCTGCACTTGCACTTCGCAAAACAGAAACAAAATTTAAGTCCGTTGCAGGAAGTGTTACAAGTGCGTGTACCGTGTCGTTCATAACATTAACTCCTTTCCTCAATCTCCATATCCATAAAGCTTTCAATCTGTCGTTCCATTTCCTCAACCCTGCCCTGCTTAAATTCAATCACGCTTTCCATATGCTCTTTCTCTTTCGCAAAATAACTCTGAAACGCTTCTCTTGCCCCTTTGTCGTTTCTCTCCTTGAACATCACCGCTTTTCTGTACATTCCGACTACCCGACCGATATTGTCTTTCGGTAGATGGCTCATAGCAATGTATGGAAACGACTTGTCAGGAGTGTATCTGCCCGGTGTTTCCTTGCATTTCACAAGTCTGTGAATGATGTTGTTTTTATGTTCATCAAAGTAATATAAATGTAAATCCATATCACACCTCCATTTCTTCATCCCTCGGAAAACAAAAACATTTTCTTTCTGCTTTGTATGCGTTTCTTATCATCCCCATAACGATTCTTGCCTTTTCTTCGGTGCTGTATTTTGCCAGCGTCCAATGACCGTCAAAACCATCAACACCGTATCCGATTATTTTTGTTTTGTCTTTTTTATTTAATTCTACGACAATTCTTTCATACGGTATATCTGATTCACCATATTGACTAATCAGCCTCATTTTTACACCTCCCTCACTCTGATGCCATGCACCCACAGCATCAGTTTTCTTTTAATCTTAAATACTGCATATGCGCCACCACCTCGATACCCCTTGACATCCTCGACCACCGTTTTTCCGTTTTCTTCATAGACAAAATCCGCAATATAGGTAATCGGACGTTCTATCAGCTTTTTCTTTTTCTCACCTTTATGCACGCCTCGTGTGTATGTTTCTCCTGTTTCCTCATATTGCGATGGTATCAAGGGGAATTTTACCTGTAGTTGTAAATTTTTGATTTTGCCTGCCATTTCAAGCAATTTCAATTCCTGATACCGCTTCGCTTCTTTTGCAGAATCAAAGGAAATGCCGTCTATGATGGTCTTTTTTGAGTTGTATTTACTCATCCAAGCCTCCTTTAACTTCCATGAATTGAGAGGCTAGATTTGTATTTATATCCTCTAAATCCCTAAAATGTGAACCGTGAACACCTACAAATATTCCATTTTCAACGGTATAGACAACTCCTTGCTTGAATACACCATGCCCCTCAACGCAAAACAGCTTCGCATTGTATGACGGTTCGATGTAGGGTTCTAATTCTCCGATAAACTCTGTCATTTCACAGCTTTTGCATTTGATTGTGACCTGATTATATATATCCACCTTTTTGACCACACCAATGAAGTTATTTCTTGTCACTTTTACCTTATCCCCCACCTTAAACGGACAAAGTACCTCCGCAAAAGCCTGTCTGCTTGCATTTTCAAAATCTCCCTCTGTCGTGACTGTCTTATCTCCGTAAGTTGCTGTTGCACCTGTCGGGGTTTTGGTAATGACGATCTTCTCGGAGAAGTCAATTCCGGTAAATTCAGATGGGGTAATCTCTACCGTATTATTACTATGAAAGCTTTGTTTACTGTTATCCCATCCTAATTCATCGTTTTGTATATACAATCCGCATGGTTTTTTACCAAAAAAACCAATATATGTAGGCTCTGTAGGTTTCTCTCTGCCACTTTTCCACACATACCCCTCTTTCTCCAATTCCTCCAAAACCGCCTGTTTTTCTTCCTCGGTTTCGCACCAGATTTTGAACTCGGCAGGACGGAGCATTTCAGAAGTCCAATGATACCTGGAATTTCCAAGCCTATACTCGGAGCATAATTCTGTTTCAACCTTTGCAACCTTTACAACTTTTCCCTTGTATTTTTCCATTTCGCTTATAAAAATATTGCTTCCGTATCTTTTTTCAACCAGTAAATCCCCTCTAACCCTCACCTTATCTCCAACTTTATATTTCATTTGCAAGCCTCCTTTAAAATTTCAATAGATTCAGCAAAACCCTCATCTTTACCAACACGATACCATTCTTCTTCTCTGTGATTCTCAAAGCAATATGGCTCTGTTTCGCCCGCAATCCTATCGCACATTCCATCCACCGCTTCATCCACCTTGCAGAGGGTGTAGCCGTTCCTTAACGCCTCCCTAACAGCCTTAAACGCTTTATCATATCTCCCATCAAAAATATCTAATTGTTCATTTTTGATTATTTCTACCGCTTCTTTAATCTCCATTTTTATCCTCCTTGTACGTATCTATAATTGTTGGTGCTTCGTGTATCGCCATTTTCACATAATGTACGCCATATTTAACCTCAAAGTTATCAGCATCATTGTCAGGCACTATTTCGCCTTTTTGATTTATAAATAACTTTTTAAATAAATTGGTTGCATCAATCAGCCGCCCGTGCCCTTCCGGGAGAGGAATGCCATTTTTAATTGCTTTCTCAACCTCTATGACTTGCTTTACTGTCAAAGAGCCAAATTCCTTGCAGTCCCTATGTATTGCGTCTTTTATATCAATCACTATTTGCATTTTCACCGCCTCCATTAAATGTTGCTATCTGTAGCATTGCAATCATATTTTCCGCTACTGTTTTGATTGTATCGTCCGGCTCCATTTCATTCTCTATCGCATAATTTCGAATCTGAAATATTATATTCACCAAAAAATCTCTATCGGATTCTTCTTTATTTTTCATTTCCACCCTCCATTTCTTTCAACTTTGCTTCTGCATCGGCTTCCGTGAGGAATACGGTTTCGCCAAAGTCTGGAATATCTGAATAATCAAAAGACTTTTTAAGAACTCCATACCGAAAAATATCCTCATAAACTTTATAAACCGTATCTCCCACTCTGCATGGCAACCGCACAAGCAATCTATTTTCTTCTGCTTTTCTATTTTCTTGTAATTCTTTCAAAAATATTAAAACGCACTCATCAAGAATTGTCTTTTCCGTTCTGTCAAACAATTTAATCACACTATCAAGTGTAGAATCTGGCAATCTTTCCATTCTATCCCTCCTTGTAAAAATTTATCCCGATTTCCTCTAAAATCCTGTCCTGATATGCTTCTATGCTCGTCTTTTCTTCAAGCACATTCACATACTCCTCAACCGCCGATTCCGTCAGCCTGTCAAGTCTACCTGTGCCTTTTGTGTTCCACCCGAAGTTGTAATCAGACGACAAAACAGATATAATTGTAGCCAATCCAGAAATAAAGAAATCATTCCTGCTGTCGTAATAAATCTTTTCAGCCACCGTTTTGACGGTTTTCGCTCCGATTTTCTGCTGGTTCAGCTTTTCGGCAATTTTGTCAGCATAAAAGTTAAAGGCAAACCAAACTCCCTCATTGTCAAACCTCGCCGCCTCTTTGTTCCCTCTTTCTATCATCTCTAAAATTCGGTCTTTCCCCCACCCAAAATCTTTATGCAGATAAATTGCCGATGTAAAAGCCGCAAGCACCCGACCGTCAATCTTTCCCTGTTCTTTCGCCCTTGCCAACTCCCCGGATGGGGAGCGGCTTTTCATGGCTTTTTCTCGTTGTTTCTGCTCTCTGCGGATGGCGGCTCGTCTTAGACTCATTCTGCACCTCCGAAGAGGGATGCCATAGCTGGATTGTCAATGGTCATTTGTCCTTTAATTTGGTCTTGTTTTTCCTCAAGTTTTTCCGGTTCTGGCTGTTCGCTTGGTACAATCTTATCCGGTATTTCGTCAACGATAAAATTCGCTTCCGCAATCTCTTCTGGTGAATAAAGCCCCTCAAAATAATCTGGGAATGTCTCTCTAAGAACGTGAACCAATGCCACTTTGCGGATCATCGTTGCTGGTTTCGTAGCCCATTGATTATTTAACTCACCATTTGATTTTCTTCCGGCATACTCATCAAAAGAAACGCTCTCATAATGTGGGATACTCTGACCCTTAAGGTAGCATTTCGCCCATCCCCCGACCAACTTTTCTTCTGGAAGCCTGAAAGATCCCTCTCTGTTTTCTAACGTTCCATCATCTTTTAAGATAATAATGCCTGCTTGAAAACCATCAAAATCCGGTGCTTTTCTCGCTCTTTTCGTAAACGTCTCTTTTCCTGTAACCATCGTAGCCGGATTGTTGCCGAATTTAATCAGATACGCTTCTTTCACAAACGGATTCAAGTGATGGAAACGACATAAAGACATAAAATTTACCGCCTCTGCGTCCGTAATATTTCCATTGCCGGAAACAAGGTAGTTTTTCACCATTGAAATGTTCATCTGCACCATTTCGCCGTTTACTTCATACTCAATCATTCCTGTGTTTTTCTTTTCTGTTAAGCTGTTATTTGCTGTCTGCATAATTATTCCTCCTTAAATCGCTATAAATGTTATATTTCTCTCCTTAAACCACTTTGCCAACTCCTGTGCTTGTTCCTGTGTCATTTCTGCTTCAAAGCGGACAGGGAATGTTTCAACAGGTGGGTTCATAAAATCCGGTGCCGGTGGTTGCGGTGCAGGCTCTTCTTTTACTTGTCTTGTAAGTTTTTTCTCTTCCTCTTTCTTTCTGCGTTCCTCTGCTTCTTTCCTCGCCCTCTCCTGTTCCTCTTTTCTCTTTTGGATTTCTACAAGTCTTTTACCCTCATTTAGAGCCTTGTTTAAGTCGAGGGTAGATTTATATGCCTCACACGCTTCAAAGCCAAATTCGGGCAATTCTGCAAGCGTGGCAAGGCCATTTTGAATCTTTTCGACCAACTCTTTTAACTCTGACCGGATTTTGCTCATCTCATAGGTCTTATTTAACCACTTCGGATTCCAGATACTTTCAAGTTGCAACCACTCCGGTTTTTCCATTGTTCGGAAATGCAGTTCAATCTCCTTTTTCTTCTCGTCTTTCTGCTGTTCGTAAAAATCTTTTATCTGCCTGTCAATAAGTTCGATTGGCTTTTTGAGGATTCCAATTAACTCATCTGTTTTTCCCTTATAATCTTCAAAAGGCTTCATATACTCGCCTTGTAGCCGTTTCCTCTCGTCATTTAATGCCTCTTTTAGTTTGTTAAGTTCTGCCCTGTCCTTTTTTGCATCCTTAACCTTGTCCTCTGTATAGACTACAGAGGCATATTCGTCAGCCTTTTCCTGTACCGCTGTTTTTAACTCGTCATAATTAAAAGTTATCGGCGCAGGGGTTTGAAATTCGTTGATTTTTAGTTCCATTTATTAGTCCTCCTTTTCTGCCAACATACACATAATTCCGCATTCCGGCATTATCTCCGTGTTCATGTTTCCCCTGTTTTCGTCAAGTTCGTCAAGGTAAATATATCCGCTTTTATCTTTCAAAATCGTACTTCCGACTTTTCTTTCTAATTCTGCCCTTTCCTTGAAAACATCAGGAAAGTCTTTTCGGATTTTATTCCAATAGCCCATACCGCCTTTTACACAACCGATACAGTTATTGTTCGTATAGCCTAAGTCATACATTTTTGGTCTCTTGAAATCAAATTCCTTTTCAAAAAATCCATGCACTTCTTCTTTTGATAGCCCCCTGTCAATCAAAGGAAACTCATGTTTTGCCTGCGGATTGCTTTCTACGGTTCGTTCTGCCCTATGTTTCTCTTTCAAGTCAAATCCCCGCACATAAGTCAATTCATAATCCTTATGGGATTCTTCCCACTCTTTCCTAACCCTCTTTTTCAGCCAATTAGTGCAAGGTGCAAACGAGTTGTAAGGATTCCTAAAGCCGCCAAATGCAAGCACACATTCTTCGACACTTCGATATTCCCTAGAACGCAGTATTTTTACTTCCCTTCCGATTGCTTTCTCGCAATCCTTGATAAACCTCAAACTGTCCTCATGTTGGTCTGCAATGTCAATGTAAATCCATTCATCACAGTTCGCTAAATACCCTGCTACAAAACTTGATACTCCTGCTGATAACCAGCATACTTTTAACTCTTTCATACCGACCACACAACACTATTCCTGTGCGGTCAAAATAACTGCCGGCTTGGATGCGTTATTAAGTGCTTATTTAGGCACAGCCACTCCGTCATTTTTTACACTAAAATTCACCATACTAGCATCTTAGCAACCCTACTTCATAGGGATAGGTATTACTCCTTTCTTACTAAAATCATATTTCCTCCTACAAATTCAGTATCAAATTCGGTCTTTTCCCCTTTTTGACACACTCATAAAATTCTTTTTCCTTTTGCGCCAAATACTCAATATCCCCCTCATTCCGCTCAATCATGTAACTCTGCATCCGCAGGCTGTCATCTCGGAAACGGAACAATGCTGTCAACACGCAAAAGCTAAATTCTGTGACCATCAGATGATGCAGACATTGGATGTAATAGTGCGTTGGTACTCCCTCTTTCCACTCCTGCATCTGCCCCGACCGCACTACATTGACTGTTTTACACTCCCAAACGCCCCACTTGCCAACTTTGCTAATCAACCATCCATCAAGGCTTGCGTGGGCAAAAGGATATTTGTCATTCAGCCAAAGGTTGTTTGGTTCATACTTCACGATATAGTCAGACGATAAATCAAACAACCCTCTAACATACTTCTCTGCTTCCGTACCATACTGAACATATGGCTCTTGTGATATGTCTTTTTGCTCTTTAGTTCCTGTCTTAATCTCCCACAATTCCGCATTTGTCATGTGTGGCGATTTCCCAAGGACTGCTGCCGCATCCGATGAGCCTATGCGCTTTTTTCGCTCCTCTAGCCATTCGTCACGACTGTTAAGAGTTATAATCTTGACCATCTGTATTACCCTCTTTCTCGTTGAATAGCTTTTTCTCAATTTCACAAAGAAGAAATCTCCACATATACATCTCAACCAGCAGAACGTCCGGTATTTTTAGCAAAGGAACATCTTCTTTTATTGACATTGCCAGTTTCAAAGCGTTTTCGTCCATAACCTCATCTGCTATCTTTTTAAACTCTTCTCTTTTAATCTCCACGCTCTGTCCTCTTTTCTGTAATCATCTTGTAAACTGTGCTTATGAGCTCATAGTTCGCCATTCTTTCTGTATTACCTATTCCGTATTTTTGATTCACTTCGTATGCGTGAGCGAGAAAAATTTCTGCTTTTTTCAAATCCATTTTTGCATCCTCTTTTTCTCCGGCGCGATAAACATATTTGTACGCCGATAAAATACAAAAGTGAACCGTTTTTTCTCTGCCAAAAATCTCTTCCATCTCATCCCAACACTCTTTCCTACCGTCAAGGTTATAGTGCGTCGGATGCTTTACTTGTTCCATCTAGCTCCACCTCCCCGAAAAGTTTTTCCTCTAAATTCATGGAAAATTGCACAAGTATCATAATCAGTGCCACCTTGGATTCTTTGCTAAATCCCTTAAGTGTTTCCCTGCTCGCCACTCCTGCCTGCTCCCGGAACGCTTCTTTCGTCACAAAAATTCCTTTCGTTGTCTTTTTCAAAGCCTTTCACCTCCCCACTGTTTAAAATTATCGCCATTCCCTTGCGATAGTAGTTTTCTACTGCATCCTCTACTGTTACGTTTTCTAAATTCATATTGTTGTGCCTCCTATCAATGTCTGTTTTTCTCCCTCAATTCTCAACTTCCCACCCTCTGTCTTTGCCCTGTAGCTCCGCATAAAGTTTGACGCTACCACCGTCTGCACTTCCCTTTCGTCAAGCATTGCCCACTCTTTCAGCCTGTCTGGACTGCCGATTGCGCTTTTTACGGATTCAGGCAGTTTCGCAAATTCTTCCTCTGCTCCGTAATTGCTGTTGCGCAAGGCTTTTGATACATACCCCCATGCCTCAACCTCTGACATAACCTCCCTGCCCTCGGAAAAGATATTTGATACAATCTGCCCGATAACAGGTGCGAACCCGGAAGTGTCTGTATAAATGTATTTTTGCACCGCATCTTGTACCGCTTTATCGCTAAAGGACTTAAAAGCACTATTCCACAGCTTGACGGTGTTTTCCTTGTCAGGATGATAGTTAGGGTATGCTGTGCTGATAATCTGTAATGTGTCAATGATTCCCTGTATTGTCAATCGCCCACCCCCTCATATTTTCGCCTAAGTGCATCCCACTCGTTTTCCTGTGGCGATGCTCTTGGTTTTTTATCACGGTCAAGAGGGAATAGCCCCTTCCAACCGTTAAGAATAGATTGGTTAATGATCTCAACTGCCTTATCCGTGTCAATGATCCCATCCTGCATTGATAGCTCCAACAATCTCCTTTTGACCTTTTCGCAATCCATATCGCTTAACGGTGCTTTCATCCGTCTGCGGAAGTCCACGAAGTCAGCAAAAGCAAAATCCAGTTTTTCATCATCTGGGAAGTAATGGGGGTAAGGGGGGTTATTTTTCCCTTCTTCCCTTTTTTCTTTCTTATACTTCTTTCTTTCTTCTATTGTTGTTAAACCTCTGTCAAGCCTGTGCGAATCCTCTGTTAAGTCTCTGTCAATTCCCTGTGATTCGTCTGTTAAGTCTCTGTCAATCACTTGGTATCGACTGTAGTTTTTTACTGTAAATACGGTAAATTTTGGGTGTCGTTTCCCTGTGACCTCACCTGTCTGCTCTAGGTGCTTAATAGCTGTTCTGACCTCGCTTTCAGTAAGCCCAGTTTGTGCTACAAGAGTAGTAAGTGAAGTAGCAAAAGAGCCTCTTTTTATCTTCACTCCAAGAAATTCTCCGTCTTTCCAGTTGGCTTTTAACAACATATGCAAGAATAATTTGAATGTGTTTTTGTCTGTGTACCATCCCCATTCAAGGATATTCCTGTTAATCTTTATCCACCCCTCCATCTTCTTCCTCCTCTGGCTCTTTTCCGTCAAGCGCATCTAGGATATCCTTCTTTTTAATCTTGAAAAAGTCTCTGTCGTAGTTCTCGATATTTCTTTCCACCAAGCACCGCAAAACCCGGTACTTTGCCGATACCTCGGCGTACTTAATCGCCATGTGATCATATTCCGTCAGGTTGTCCTCAATTTCTTTTACTTCAATCATTTCCTTTTCCTCCTTTTATTCACATACCCATCTTTTAGCTTCACACCCGGGTATAACTCAAACCACTTGCAATGTTTCCCTCTGCATTTATGTTTCCTTATCTGCCAACCATTCAATGCGCCTTTATGTAGTTTGCAGTGGCAATATCCGATGGCGTTTGTGATGGTTCTACCCTCTATGTCCTTTTCTTTCATGTGTGCCTCTTTGTTACCCTCCACTCGCCCAAGTCGTCAGGAAAGCTGTTTTGCACATTAAATCTGATAAGATTCTCTGCGATTTCCAAACACCTTTCATCAGGCTCAACATCGACCTCTCCGACTGCATCCCTGATTGACTTTGCCTGACCTAACTTCACTTTTTTGATGATATTCACCCCGGCAACCTCAAGAAAGAAATCTTTCTTTTCTTTTCCTTTATCTGCATAAATTCCTTTCGCAAGATAGTAAATGTTCTCTTTGGTTGCCGGGAGATAAAAGCTAGGTGTCGGCTTTACGGAGACTTTTTTTGGCGTTCTGACAACTTTTTTCTCCGTTTTGTGGCTGCATCCAACTAACAATGATGCAGCTAAAAAACACGCAATTATTTTCTTTAGTCTCATTTATCCTCCTATCTACAATTTATTCGCTTCCATTCTGCCAAATCTTCCTCGATAAGATTTGTTTGGAACCGGATTGTTGACCCTCGCCCTCTTGACCGCTGCAATGGACTTTTCGCCCCCTGCATGTGTGCTATCTCGTCAAGAATCTGCCTCGGATAACCGACTTCTTGCAGTTCCTTTACGGTCATAAGGGCTTTTGGGTATATAAATTTTTCCATAAGCACTCCTTTCATGGGGCTTTTATTCCTTTGCTAAAAATTTATTAACAAAATACTGCTGCCCTTTCGTTGTCACCATTGGAGTTGTCTTGGTGAAAGAATCTCCATTACTCCCGACGAATACCCTCTCTTTGATCTCGAAAACTTTCAGATTCATGCTTTTCTGTGTAGGCTTATGGTAATCTTTGCCCTTTTGCTTAATAACATAGCCATTATCCTCTAGCCACTTGTATAACTTCTTTTCGCCCATATCTACTCCGTTTTGGGAGATTAGCTTTGCAAGCTCCCTGACAAGGATGGATGTATCACTTGCAGATACCGCATCCGCAAAGATTTCTTTCGGCTTCATGCGCTGATTATCTTCAAGCAATACCTGATTTACTGCCTTTAGGTCTTTTATCTGCTTATCTGCAATCTTTAACGCCCTAGCCATCACCTTTTCTGGTGTGTTCCATGCTTTTTCAAGGTCAATAAGATATTGTCTGACTTGTTTTGCTTTCTCAGTTTTCTGTACCATGCAAATTTGTTTTGCCATATCTACAGATAAATTGTAATCAACTAACTCCCTTTTTTGTACTCCACCATTGTTCTGAACCTCCGTTAAAACTTTTACGGTGGTGTAATCTTCGCTTTCTGCAAAGCCATATTGCAGCTGTCTTTCAAACCAAGACGAAAACCTTTCTGTGCTTCCAACTTGTTTATGCAATTCCCTTGCTGATACTGTCTGCGTATCAATATTTACATTTATGATATTCTCCATAAATCTCCTTTCTAAAAGTTAAAAGTTTTGAACTTTTTCTTTAAAAAAATAGTCCTGCACTTCGCCATCTGCTATCTGTAATACATTGATAGCTTTCATAATTTCTTTTTGCTTCCATGACTTCTTCCCATTCAGCTTATCTGATACGGATTTTTCAGACAGACCAATAGCTTTAGAAAAAGCCTGTTGTGTGTCAAATTTCTCTACAATCCTACCTTTTAATTTACTGTAATCAAAAGCCAATCAAATACCCCCCTCTCTATTTTTTGTTTGGTTCAATCATTTGAACTGTTTTTACTATATCACCGTTTTTCTAGCTTGTCAATACATAAATTCAAAATTTTTAACTTTTTTGTTCTTTATCTTGAACTGTTATATAAAATGTGATATATTTGATAGCGAAAGGAGGGTCAATCATTATGAAAAGAAAAAACACATCAGAACGGCTTGCAGAGATTATGTCAGAAAGAAATTTAAAACAGATTGATATACTGAATTTATCGCTTCCGTATTGTGCTAAATACGATGAAAAAATGAATAAATCTGATATAAGTCAGTATGTGTCTGGAAAAGTTGAACCAAGTCAAACAAAACTTTGCATACTTGGAATGGCTTTAGGGGTGTCCGAATCGTGGCTTATGGGTTTTGATGTTCCGAGAGAAAGAAAGCATGGCTCGTTTGAAGCAGAGAAAGATTTTGATTTTCTATATAAATTTTCTCTGCTAAACGAACACGATAAAAAAATTGTTTCAAAAATGATTGATTTTATGCTTTCAGATGATAGAGGGGAATAAACCCCTCTATTTTAATTTTTTATCAATAAGTAACCTTATGAAAGTAAATAGATATTCCAATTTGTCTATATCTTCTACTTTTTCCACCATTTCAACAATTTTCTTCTTTAATTCGTCCATTTTATTGTCCTCCTGTTTTTTATTTGCTCACCCAAACTTAATTACATTGCAAATTATGCTAAATTATGCTAAATTAAAATAAAATAAATGCAATAAAGGGAGGATATTAAAAATGAAAAATTTCTACAAAAAATGGCAATTTTGGGTGGTTGCGATACTAATTTTGTTTTCGGTTCCGTCTGTGATCAGTGGAACAGGAGATAAAGAAAAAAAGAAAGTTGCCAAAACAAAAATAGAAGAAACAAAAGTACAGTCAAAAGAGACACAGGACAGCGAAGTAACTAGCGAAGCGGATATGGTAACGCCTACACCAGAAAACAATGTGATAAACAAAAAATACGGAGTGCCGGCCAAGGCAAAGCCGACTAAAAAACCGAAAAAGAAATCATTAAAAGCACAAGTTAAAGAAGCAGTGCAGAGATATATAGATGATAATTGTATACTAACAGATATAGATTATATAGACGTAAACGAAGATTTAGGTGCAAAGAAAAAAGGAGACTATATATCGCTTATACATCTGATATGGAGCGGTGTTGCAAACGAAACAACAAAAGAAAACATAACAACCTTTAGTAATGACATAGCCGCAAGAATGCATAAAGATTTTCCACAGATACAAGAAGTAACCGTATTTTGGGAAGCGAAAACCTCTGGCGATAAGGCGAAAATGGCTTTTGTTAGGAAAAAGAAAGGAATGTATATTAATGATGAATATTGGGATTTGGTATTCAATGAGTAGAAATACACCAACCAATACACCAACTAAGGAGGGATATTATGGCACAATACACCAAGAGAGCAGACGGTAGATATTCGACAAAAGTACGTCTGCCATCCGGTAAAAACAAATACCTTTATGGTAAAACCGTAACAGAGTTAAAGCAAAAAGTTGCAAAACTGCAAGGGGAGATAAGTACTGGAACATATGCAGACGATAAGGGCTACACGTTGAAAGAATGGGCTATAAAATGGGTAGAGGTATACAAGGTGCACTTAGGGTATTCCGCAAGGCAGAGCATTATGGTTACAATAAACAAGCATTTGAAGCCGATTGAAAATATAAGACTTAGAGACCTAAAAAGAACGGATGTTAATATGTTCTGCAACCTAATAGCTGACCGGCCGGCAATGCAGGAAAAGGCTTTTCAGACACTAAAAGAAATGCTCGAAGTGGCGGTTGATGATGGGTTGATCTATAAAAATCCATGCAGAGGTGTGAAGCTGCCGAAAAAGCCAAAACCGAAAACAAGAGGATTGACAGAAGAGGAAAGAAAAATTATCCCTACGCTTTACCTGACCTTGCAAGAGAAAGCCTATGTCTACATATCGTGGTATGCAGGACTTAGACCGGAAGAAATCAGAGGACTTACAAAAAAAGACATTGACTTGAAAAATAAGATTATCAATGTAAATAAAGCTGTTGTCTATGCAGAGGGCAGCAGAGAAAAGTTAAAAGACACAAAAACAGAGGCAGGCAATAGGGAAGTCGGGATATTAGAGCCGCTTTACCCTGTTCTTAGGGATTATATGTCGCAGGCGAAAGAAATGTACCTTTTCCATTTTGAAAGGCGTGGAGAATATTTAGAATTTTGGAAAAAAATAAAAAATAAGCTGAATGCTGCTATGGGCGGTGACAGCAAGCATATTGTTACTAACATACATCCATATGTGTTCCGACATGAATACGCCACGATTTTGTATTATTCAGGGATAGATATAAAAGAGGCAGTCAGGCTTATGGGACATACGGACATAAAAATGATACTAAATGTCTATGCAGAACTTGATAAAGGTAGAAGCAATTCTACCGAAAAACTTAATCAGTTTTTAGCAAATTATTAAGTCGTCAAAAAGTTGTCAGATGATTATTGAAAGTCAATAAAACAGGGAGTTTTGAACAATTAAAATTTCCTGTCCGGTGAAGTCTTTTTTGTGATTGTAAACCAACAAAAACAGGAGTTTTTCTTTGTTTTTACGCATTTGCGCTGTTTTTAGTTTTTTTGAAATATTACCAAGAAATACAAAGAAACACAAAGAAAAGTTGTCAAAAAAGTTGTCAAAAAAAGAGTGCCAGTTATGGCACTCTTTTTCTAGGAGTGAAAAACGAGAAAAAAATATATGACAAACAAAAAACTAAATAGCAACACCATTTTCAAGGGCAACGATATCATGACCGGATTTTCCAATAATATCACCGGCTTTTAACTTCATGCCTTTTTTGTACGGAATAACGCTGAATTTCTTTGTATTTTCTGCCGCCTTAGGCAAACTGGAAGAATTGTTTGTACTTCCGATAATCACTTTGTTATAAGCAAAATTCACAGCGCACAAAGCTAATTCCGAACAGTCGATATTACTCTTAATCTTAATGTCTTTAATTTGCGAAATTTTCCAGTCGATTTTTGCAAATTCCCTAAAACTTGTTGCCCTGTCGCCCTGTCCGTAACCGATATAGTCGTTCTGGGCTATTGATTTTGCGGCTTTTGCAATCCGTTTTCTTTTCGCTGCGTTTTTACATCTGATCACGTAGGTTTGGCCAAAATTATATAAATAACCAACTTTTACCTCACGTCCTGTCTGGTCGCCTTTTGCGCCATTTACAGTTCCTTTTTCGCTGATACTCGCCCACGCACACAAAGGTTTCGCCATATTACCAACCCCCTAACTCTTCTAATTTATCTGACATCTTTACTTCCGGTAGACCCATTGCAATACTTGTGGCTATAGAAAGTATACCTGATAACGCACTGGCGGACAGGACCACAATCCAGTCTACTTCGCTTAATAAGCTAGCTGTCCCGATCGTCGCAATGGCTGTCTGACACACTGTCTTTATTGCCCTAATTCCTGCACTCTTTATAAATTTTTTCATACAATCACCAACTTTCATAAAAGGGCGGCATTAACCGCCCAATTAAAGAGAAGTAAAAAGCAAAACAAGCACCTTTTTTAATATAACATTTTTATGTTCATATGTAAAGAGTTATTTTATTTTAGATATTTTGCGCAAGCTATCTAAAACAATTTGCCTTTCTTCTTTTGTTTCTGCGCTGTGGTAGATTTCAGATAAGATGTTGTTTATTTTGACCAAAAAGTTGGTCAATGCGCCTATGTCGTGCGAGTTGAAATATAAAATAAAATCATTTATTAATGATTGTATTGTTTCGTCAATCTGTGATTCCGGCACCAAGTCCACGCTCTCACCGGATAATCTTAAAGATATATCAGATAATGCCTTTAGGATATAACCTTGTTCGTCAAATCCATCTTTTAATGCCATACCGCCTACACTATTGGCATATCTATGTAAATCTATATCTGTCATGCTGCTGCCCTCCCTAATCTTGCAAATACCCTGTCTGTAGTCTGTATGATTTCTTTTCCATATGTCGCTATTAGGTCTGCAACCAGTTCTTCCTGCTCGACCGTCAGCCAAACCCCATAGCTCGACATAGCTGCATGTACTATTTCGTGGCATAAAACTTTCCACTCAAAAACAGGATGCAGATTATCCGCAAGGTAAACCGTCCGTGTCGGTATCTCCGTTGCTCCTACCGTCAGACTACCGTCAGAACGCTCTAATTTGCGATTTAAAGGATTTACAAAAACAACCGTCCATTCCATCCCATTTAACACAAAAGTCAAAATATGACCCCCTCTCTAAAGAAAAGAGGGGAATAAATCCCCTCCCCATAAACAGATAAATCTTATTTGATACCCTGTGCAATCTGCATCAGCCTATTTTTAACTGCTGTCTTTTCCTGCTCGGTTGAACCTCTAAGCATGGTCTTTAAGCTTTCGTCCAGATTGTCACCGATTTCATTCAGTTTATCCATTTTCATTTTGTTACTTTCCACGGAATTATCACCGTTTTTCATTTCCGTATACATCCTGCGGTTTCTTTCATATTTGCTTTCCCGATACCCTCTGTTCTCGGAATAGCCACGATTTCCACCGTAAAAACGGTTATTTCCCTCATTGCTGTCCATGCCCATATCATTAGCTACTTCGTTTGGATTCTGCCTCGGCATTCCGCTCCCAGTGGAAGTAGATACCCCGGTGCTTTCTGGATAGTACATCTTCCCTCTACTCATGTCCATATCTCTGTAATACGTCATATCCGGCATATAGTAATGAATCTGTGGTCTATCCCATTCCATAGGATATCTCTCCTCGTACCCTCTTCGACCGTCATTCCGGCTCATGTATCTACCGGAAGTCCGGCTTCTCGGCTGTACACGATAATACCGGATTTCTCCGTTTTCATCGTAATCCTCTCCATACTCGGATTCTTCCATAGCTTCCATGATCTGCTTTTTATAACACATTTCCACAATGTCTTTTTTGATATCCACGATAGCCCCTAAGGTCTTGGCAGTATCATAGATAACATGAGGGTCTAATTCCTCACCACTCGTAATCATGCCTTTTAACGCATCCAGAGTGGTTTCACATATGTTTTCATACGGTTTTAATTCCATATCAATCTTTTCCCTAATTTCTGACATTATCCCTCACCTCCTGTCGTTGCTGCTACTGGTGTTGTGCCGTTTATAGTTTCTAAATTGTAGTTTGGGCTACAAGCCGCATTTCCAAGTAATCGGAAAGTGCCGCCTGTAGGACTTGTTGCTACTCTTGTAGAGTATTTTGTGCGTGTCCGTAAGGCACAAGCTGTAACCTGTGCGCAACACCTGTTATCAAGTGGATAAAGTGCATCTCCGTCACCTATCTGTATCGCTACTGGGGTTGTTATTGTTGCATCAGCCGGGATTGTCTGTGCGATTACAATACAAACCTTTTCGCCATTCTGATAGGTGTTTTCCGGTATTGTGATAACCAGATTTCCGTCCGTTAATGCTACCGCTGTGCTGATAGCAAGCCTAGGACAGATCCTACATGTATTTTGACAAGCCATAATTCTTACCTCCTAAATCAATACAAGGCAGACTGACCGCCTACCTTGTAGAATAATCAGCCATAAAGCGAGTTAATTGTTACGCACCGCAACCACAGCCGAAGCCATTATTACCACCACAAGTAAAGATTGGTGTACGTCCGTATACTGGTGTAGTCGGTACAGGGCAGTTAGAAAGGCGATTGTAGAGAGCATCAACCTCATTTGTTAATCCCTGTGAAATAAATGCGTTCTGTGCTGTCTGGCTCTCTCTCATCGTAGCCATATTAAGTTGATTCTGCAAATCGACAATCTTATCGTTCTTTGCCTCAACCTGCGCTTTTACACCGTCTAACTCTAACTGACATAACTTGTCAAGGATAGCCTGTGTGTTAGCTGTCGCATTCGTAATAATATCTCTCGTGTTGTTTGCATCCGCAAAGCGTGTCGCATTGCTCTCATTTTGTACGATATTCTGCGTCTGGCAAGTAGCAAGACGATTATCACAGCAGCACTGTGCAAGCTGTGACTGCAAAGTGTTTAATCCCTGTGTGTTTGCTGTCTGTGCCGCAAAGCTGCGCTCTAAGTCGCTAATCTGGTTAGCGTACATCTGCTGTGCAAGTGCGTTCTGCGCCCCTGTCACGCTTGCAGTGATTCCGGCTCCTGTCTGGCAGATAGCCTGATTAACACCGGCAATGCCTAACGCCGTATCAGCAAATCCACCTGTCACGTCAGAGCGTAAGCCTGATAACTGATTTTCTGTCCTCAAGCTGTCAATGCTTCCTTGAACCTGTCCAATCTGGTTTCCGAGGTTTTGCGTATCGAAGCCTCTTGAAACCTCGCTCTGCGTCTGCACAGAGGTAAAATACGGTGCTAAGAGTGCGTCATTGGCAAACATTCCTCCACCGAAGCCTCCACCGAAGCCTCCGAAGCCACCGCCCCATCCTCCACACACCAAAAGAATGATTAAAATAGCCCAGATTCCCTCACCGCCGAAGAAACCACCGTTGTTACCGTAGCCACCACCATAAGCCGGAGCCACAGGCATGTACATGTTTCCATTGTTTCCTGTTCCAAACATAATGCTGTCCTCTCTTTCATTTTATTCATTAAGCCTTTTGTGTAGGCAAAATGTCATTTAGTTAAAGAAAATCTTTATTTAGTCAAAGATTAGTCAAAGGTTCGACTAATTCATCCACTTGCTTTTCAACTCTTCCATCTTCTCGTCGATGTCAATTCCGGCATTTTTATACAGATTCCTAGCCAACTTCTCCAAACCTTTTCCATCCTGATTCTGCACACCCTCAACTGCGCTTTTTAGCATAGGATTCTGCATAGCTTGTTGATTTTTTGCCAACGCATCAAAAAACGCTTGCGGATTCCGCATAATTCTAAATAAATTTAATCCATTTACCATTTATTTTTCCTCCTTTACCTCTTTGACTTCCGCTTTCCCTGTTCCTTGTAAAGCGTCAAATCGTGCCATAACCTCTTGTTTAAATGTCTGCAACTCATCCACCAGATTTACTGCGTTGGCGGTCACGTCCTGTTTGTTATCCTCTTGATTTTTTGGTACTTCCACATAAACCCTTGTGTCTATGTCACCATTTTTATCCCACATTTTGGCGTAAATCACGCTCATATCAGCAGTTGGGAAAAATCCGTACTGATTGTTTGCAGGGACTTCAAAAGGGTTTATATCGTCCTCTTTTGTTATGATTTTCCCGACGATGCCATTTGTCGGCTGCGGTTGTACCGGATTCTGCATTTGATTCTGCATTTGCGCTTGTGCCTGTTGCTGTTGCTCAAGCTGTTGCAACTGATTTTGATAATATTGAATCTGCTGTTGCTGCGCTAGATTTTGATACGGATTCCCACCGTAAAGATATGGATTGTAAGACATAGAAACACCCCTTTCCTGCCTTACATTTTAAGGGTGTAATATTAGATTTACTACGTAATAAAAACATATATATGTCACATAGAATATGAAGAAAAAACTACATAAAAACGCAAAAAAGAAGAACCTTTTCAGATTCTTCTTTTTGTTTTTATATATGCATTTACAAAGGAGTTTTCATTTTGCCGATAACTCTTATTATCTTTCTGTTCACGCTTGCGCTCCTGTTGTCGCAAGTCCTGCGTGTCAGGTGTAACTCTTCCCTAATTTCAACCAAAGGAACGCCTTTTAATCGCATTTGAAAAAGCTTTTCTTCTTCCTCGGTAAAATTACAGTTTTCTAACAAAAAATCAGCTTCCAGCTTGGTAAAATCTTTAATTACCATTTACTTCCTTTTCCTCTTTGTTTTCGTTCCCTTGGATTTTTGACCGTTTCGTTTTCTCCTCCGGAACACTCTCACTCTTGCCATTGTTTATATCACCATCATTTCCGATATAGTTTGCATTACCGCCATCTTCTGATTTTACATCGTAGCTTTCATAGTCGTAGTTCTGGAAAACCCACAACCACGCAAGATTGCTTGCGAACAGCATAAAAAGTGTTACCATTAACACTAAGAATATGCGTTTGTTTTGCACTATTAGATGATTCAGTATTTCGGTCGCAAGATTCTCTTTTTTTCCTCCTGCTTCTTCGGTGCGCTTTTCCATTTTATCCCCTCTCTTGTGCTTTTTAGTTATGTTAGCACAAGATATAGAGGAAGTCAAGTATCATTATTCAGTGGGTTCTTCAACTGAACTTGGAAATTCAACTATTTGCACATAGTCGTATTTTTCGGCAGGATTTGCTGCAATTCCGCAAAATTCGCCATAGTCGCCAAGCTTAAGGCGGTTTCTCACTAAATATTTGGTATCAGCAAGATGAGTTAAGCTTAAATCATCATCGTTAAAACGTATTCTCGAAAAATCTGTTATCCTTTGATTTACTACAACTGAGTCATTTCTGAAAGCGTATGAATCTTCTTGTGTTTTTGCGAAAGCTATAACGCCTGTATTGTAATTGTCATATGAACTATTAACTTGATACCTCCAAGCATATACAACAATATATGTATCATCCACTTTTATGACCTTGTGTATAATAGTTTCGTTTATTCCGGTACCCGGCTTATTTAATGACCCATCACTTGGTTTTGCAGTCCGTGTTTCTATTTGGATGTCTGTATAATCATCATTAAATTTGCCAATATTAAAAACTGCATATCCGTTGGCGTCTGCATACATGGACGCAAAAGTTTTTGAATTTATCTTTTTTATTATGGAAGTATTATTTCCGCTCGGGGAAAATGCCGAAAAATCAAAAATTTCGTCACGTAAGACCACGTTAAAATCATCATCAAACGAAAAAAGCCTTCTTTTGTTAGGGTATGTGTCTCCGTCCGCCCATTGAATCATAAAAAGGTTTGGCTGCAAGACTTCAACAAATCTCCCTGTCAAGTTCTGCGTAGTCCAACCACTAGACACTCCCATTTCACTTTTTGTTGTGTTTTTGATTATTGTGTGTATTTTGTTTTCAAAATCTATACTTCTTATACAGATTGTAATGTATTTATCGTCACTTTTCACATATGGAAAGCCATAATAATTATCCCTTATATGGAAATAATCAATTAAATCACCACTGCTCTCTTTTGGTTCACCAAAATCCTGTATGAACATGGGGTGGCAACTATTACCGAATGATTTTTGCCCTTTAGTTGCATCTTCTATGACGATTCTTCCTGTTCCGTCGTTATAATCTGGGTCGTAAGTCACCCACTGTAATGTTGCGGAATAATACGGAAAAAACAACAAATTATTTTCATTGCTTGCATCTTGAATTGCGTATCTCCCAACACCAGAAGAATATGTTGTTCTTCCGTACAACATTTTTCCGGTAACATCATTTTTGGTGAAAATCTTGGCTGCATATTTGCCAGAATTATCATCGTATTTAATAGTGCAGGCAACAAATCTACCTCTTTTGGCTAGGATGGGTTGGTATATTAGGTCTGTGTACTCAACGTAAGGGGTACTTATTGCAAGTTCTATATCATTTAAGTCATCAACGGATAAATCATACTCCAAAGAAAGGGCATAAACCGTACCACTCATGTCAGATGCACCGGAAGGTCTATGGACGAACATAAAATAAATATGGTTGTTTGTTTTCTCTAAAACAACGCTACAGCCACTACTTCTATCTTGCCATGATGCATAATACCTATATTTTTGATTAGATAAAGTTACTGTCTTTACAACTTCTTTTCCGTCGCCAGACATCGGAAAAATCATTGCTTTGAAATATGCAGGGGATTTTCCCCCTTTCGGCGAGGTGACAAGTAACAAAAAAGGTGTTCCGTTGTTAAGCCTTAAATCCTCAAACAAAACTACTACTTCGTCAGTAGTCATAACCGCAGCGTCTGTAGCATAAGTTTTTTCGGATTTATAAATTGGATTGCCAACCTCAAGACTGTCACTAGTTTTCCATGTCACATTACCATGACTTTCCGTATCAATTCCACTTCCACCACCACCGCTTCTATACCATGCCATTTCTAACCACCACCTTTACTTTAATGTCCGTCTTTTGAGTTCTGAATTTAATCTGTACTGTGTGTTCTGTTTGAGTTACTTCTTTAGGGCTTACCCCATAAACATTTGTATATATATCGACAATAGAATCATCTGTTATCGACCTATCCGTTATCGTGATTACCTCTTCGCCAGTAGATAGCGTTCGTTCGAACGTTTTATAGTCATTCTCTGCTGTTAGCTGCTCTACAGTTTTTGTGTAATTTGTGAAATCACTAGATGTATCTGTCGCCAGTAAAATCATAGGTTTGATTACAACATTGTTTACATCCATGTTTTTGATAGGTGTTATTCTGATTTCTATTTCTAGGTCATCTTCTGTTACCTCGAACTCCTCCACATTAACAAAATCTTTGTATAACTGCATTTCCGTGTCTATTGTTGATTTTTTCCATATTTGAACGTGCACACTTTCGTTAGTATTTCCTGTTGTGAATTTAAGGCTTTTTCCACGGAAATACCTTAGCTTATTGGTGCTAAGCAAAACGAAGTAGTTATACAAAACATCCACTGTATTTTTTCCGTTTAATTTAACAGTTCCGTCGTTGTTGTCTGTATAGGCAATTCCGTTTTCGGTTTTCGTTGTATCTACATACGGATAAGGCAATAAATTGTGTGCTCCAAGAAGAGCATTTTCGTAGTAACCAACCTTATAACTTGTATCTTCCTCAATTTCTCTTCTAACGCTTTCTATGGCGATTTCTATGTCGTCAATCTCAATTTGTAATTTCGCGGCATCCGCTTTTGAAATTTTATCTTTTAATTCTTCTATCCAGTCTGCAACGTCTGTTTCTGTGCCAGAACGGAAATGCTCTAGGTCGGACTGTATCTGCTTATAAAGTGCTGTTGTGTCAATTTCAGACATAAACATAGCATATCCGCATCTTTCTGTGTCAAGCCTTGTATCTGTAATGCGTTCCTGCGTGATAGTAACGCCATTGGCAGGAATAAAAATGTTGGCAATGCCAAGTTCATATACATCCGCACTTCTCGTTAAGACAGGAGCTTGTGGCGTAAAATCTGGCGTACCCTGAACGATGTACAAATCTATGTTTCTATATTGCGTGTCGTCGTTCAATCTAAGAACGACCGTATCGATTCTGTCTTTTGTGTCCGCTGCCTGTACCGTAAGCACTCTATCTTCTACCTCATAGCCTGTCGCACCATTGATAACACAACTCCCTGCTAACACCTTAACCGTCATTGCTGTGCCACTGTTTGCAACAACTTGAAAGTTTGTGGACGGATTCGGGAACACGCCATTAGTAACGTATTGTTTGACAATATTTCTTAATATGAGACTGTCAACCGCACGGTCAAACTGCGGATAACCGTGTGAATCATAATCTATCATACTTGTGAATGGAAATGCCTGCATAGTTTTCTCCTTTCTTATACGTCATTATTTTTTCCGTAATCTTCCCTGATTTCTACTAACATCTTAATTACAATCTTCACTTGTTCGTTTACTTGCTTCTCGAAGTCTTTCGACCTCATTTGCTCGTTCACAGACCATTTTTGAACAATGTTCCAAACTTTTGTCTGCTTCGCTTCAATGTATTTCTTCTCCATGCGGATATGATTAAGCATGATCCAGTCAATCATTTCATCGTAGACCTTTTCAACGATCAGTGTTCCCCTATCTTGATTGTACCCCTCGAATTTTGGCATGCTTCGTTCAAAAGCTTCAAGCGATAACTTGCACCATTCTTTTTGATTCCTCATGATATTTCGTTCTGTTTCGCTTGATTCCATGCCGATTGTAATTTTGTCTGTTTTCACCTTGACAAGTCCATATTTGCTACACACAAAAACCAAAACGCCAAAAAGTAAAAATAATGCCACTCCATTTTGACTGATTAAAATATCCCCTATGTTTTCCCACATTATGCTAACCTCGCTTTTTGATAGATTGTCGGGGATTTTTCCCCGAAAGTAAGCTCTATCGTTCGATTTCCGCTTTTGTAAACTTCTTTTATTTCTGTTATCCTTGCCTGATAACTTTCTTCTATTTCATCTATAATGATGTCGCATTTGTCGCCCAGATCATAATCCTCTAAATAAACAAAAGTGTTGTCCGTCACCTTGAAAGTTACGTCCTCAACTCTTTTATGCTTTTCTAGCTCTTCTTCGCCTTTTTTTATGAGCGATTCTTTAAACTTTTCTAATGTGTCGCCTTGTTCTGGGTCGTATGTTTCGCTTGTCGCATCTACATACAAAGTTCGCTTTTCTTCGCCCTCTTTTATCTTGTCAACCTCTACAATTACCTGCTTTCCGTCCTCATAAGCACCGTTACCCACAACCACCGCATAATTTTTGTAGGCAGAATCATCAATGGTATACTCGATGTCAAAGATGTTGCGGAATGATGTTGACCACGTGACCGGACTGTTTTCTGATTGTTCTTGTGTCCGGTCAAGTCCTTTCCATATCTCAACCTGTAGGTCGTTTGTCTTTTCGTCGTAATGTACTCTCCACGAAAACTCTTGCAGCTGTAGCAGGTAAAAAAACTTGTTTCCGAGATTTTCGTTGCTTTCCTGCATCGTCACACTCTCGCCTACTTGAGGAACATTGTCGAATTTGATTAACGACTTAATGAAACTGTCTGCATATATATTATACATGTCATATGTCATTTGTGCAATATTTAAAGTTTTTTTGTAACGTGGGTAAACGAGTGCATTGTTTAGTAGATATCCCACATCATAACCGCTTACAAGTACGATTCGACCTCTGCTTTTTGTGTTCTGATATTCGACTTTGTAAGCAATCATGAGTTCGCTCCGGTCGTTACGGTATATATATCTGATATCGTTCGTCCAGTTATCTACCGATGTTTCAATCTGGAACTCGTCAAAATTATAGTAACGCCTTATCCACATAATGTTTGTGCACTTCATGTATTTTATTAATCTATAGTCTTTGTCAAGTCCTGCGATCTCCATTTAAACCCCCATATATAATTTGTTGTAGTATACATTTACTTCCATGTAGTCTTTGCCGACTTCTGCATTAAAACCAATAGTGTTAGAACCAACCGTAATAGCACAATCAGTAAAAGAAGATGCTTTGTCTAACTTATGCAGTGCTTTTTCGCCATTTACTGTCACATCTAAGTTGACCATGTCAATGTTGATAACATCCCCCTCATGGTACTCGCCAAGCATCTTGACGAATTTTGTTTCGTCTTTAGTTATCATAGGGTTCGTGACGTCCCCCAAAATCCTAATAATGACTTGCATGAACGTTTCAACGTCTCCGTCATTTTCAATATTGACATTCCGTGCATAATTATAATAAGAAGCAACTACCTGTATTTTGTCGGTTTGGATGTACGGAAATCCGAACATAGGTGTGATAGCAGCAATGTTTTTTCCAAAATCATCCACACTCTTGAAGAACGGTTTTGCACATAAGAATGTTACATCTAAATTTTGTTGTTGATATACGTTTTTTGCCGGGATAGACATTCCGTCAATGATACCCTCTATCCATCTTGTTATGCCCATGTAGGTAATGTAAATTTTGAAATTATGTTTTTGATTAAAAAACCGATTTGCTAATCGTCTGCACACGTCGTTAAGGCTTTTATTTTTAACTTTCGCTCTTATACGTATATCTCTTTGCGGTATATGACTTCCTGTGACGATTAATCCATCAGATACCGCTTCTGTTTCCGTAAAGTTTTCAATCGATGGATTACTTAACCCCTCGATTTCTTCGACTAGCAACCAGTCCGCATTGTCACTATAGGAACCGCCAATGAAAAAGCCAAGTCCATCATCTCTTACTATCCTTACATTTGTTGTTCCGTCCATCATGCAATCCCTCCTGCTAATCCGTACCGCATTGTCTTGTTAAATTGTCTGTATACCGCATCTGGTGATACTGCGCTGTCATAGAAGTTGAGCGTAGGTGCATTTGTTGTTGTGTTGTTTGTTACGCTGGATTGTGTTGTTATTGCTCCTGCGTTAGTAGAGTTCATTACTTTGTTAATGGATGGTTCCATTGCAGACACAGGGTTGTAGTTTTCGAAAGGTTTCTCAAATCCTCTTAAACACATTTCTCCAATCGTTTTGAAAACACCGCTAGGGCTGTGAATGTCAAGATTCTTTTTAACATCTGCGAGAAGTTTGTCAGTAATATTATTTGCAACATTTTGCGCTTCCGAAGCTGTCATACTTGAACCGTTGATAAGCCCATCTTTGATAGCATTTCCGATTTCTCTGGCTTTAGAATTTGCTAGGTCTCTGAATCTTTGCATTCCTGCTGAAAAACTAGCCTCTTCTTCTGCTATCATCCTTTCAAACTGTTTTATTGTTTCCGTCTTTTTTTCTTCGTACTCTGCTCGAATGCCATCTAATTCTTTCTTTTTTTCATCTTCTAATAGTGCAGTCATTTTTTGCCAACGATCATATTCTAAATACCATTGCTTTTCATACCATTTATTTATCGCTTTTTCTTCCAACTCATGAGAATCTTCTATATCTTTGATTTCTTTTTTGTAAAAGTCCTCTGCGTTCGTCAATTGTTGGTCGTAGTACGATTTGGCGACTTTTGTTTGAAAGTCGTATCTGTCGTATGCTTCTTGCAATAGTTCAGCTTGTTTCGTTTCTATAATCTTCTTTTCTTCGTCATAGTGTTTTGTTAATGCTTCGAGTTCTTCATCTCTTTGTTTTTCTAATAATTCTTTTTGACTGTTGTAAGCAGTTGTTAATGCTTCTTCTTGACCGTCGTAGTAATCATCTACAATTTTTTGTGAAACTTCTTTTCGTTTTTCATACTCATCAATAAATTGTTGAATCTGTTCAGCAGACATATTAACGAAAACTTCTAACTGGTCGGCTGCATTTACGCCCATGTCTTTGAACTGTTCTACAATCTCGTCCGGTAGATTCAGTTCTTTTAGCTTTTTCATGTCGTTGTAGTATTTTTCAACTTTTGTTGTTTGCTCTGCGGCATTAGACAAGATTTTGTTTGCATCTATAACATTTTCTGCTTTGACTTCATCAAAAAGACCAGCGAAGTTAAGCGTGGAGTTGTACAATTTTTCTTGAGACTTTACCAAGTCGTCTATGTTTTTGTCGTAAGTCGTTTTTAAGTCGTTTAATTTGTCATCCCACAATTTTTGAGTTGCACTGAAATTTGTTTCATAATTTTTCTCAAGTTCGCTCAAAAAGTTGCCTTGCGTTGCTATAATATCATTGCAGTTATCTTCATACTCTTTCCTTACAGTTTCAAGCCTGTTGTCTCTTGCGGTTGATATATCATTAACCTTTTCGTCGTACTCTTTTTCTGCATCTTCGAGTTGCTTCTGGTACTTATCAAACGCCTTTGTTAATTTACTATTATATTCAGATGACAAATTCGCTTCTGTAGTCGCAAAATCTTCATCAATCTTACTTTTCTTCTTTTCATACGTTTCTTCTACATCGTCAAGATAACCTTTGTATTCGTCAAATAACGCTTCCAGTGTTTGTGTTTGAGCGTCTTGCAATTTTTCCATTAATGAAGAATGTTCCTCTTTGAACGAATTAAAATCTTCATTAATTTGAGAAATTTGCTCTTTGAATTGTTCGCTAATGTTAGGTGTTTGATTCAGTTCGTCATAAAGTTCCAGTATGTTTTTTGCGGCTTCGCTGTAGTAGTTTTTGAGTTGTGTTTTTTCATATGCTACCTGAGCTTTTGTTAGTGCTTTTCTTTTTTCGGTTTCTTCTTTTTTAAGCTGTGTCAGTTCTTTTTCGAGTTTTTTAATTTCGCTGTTTGTTTTCTTTTTTGCATCCCCGGTTTCTTTGTTTGCTTTTTTCTCCAGTTTTGCAATTTCTCCTGTTTTTTTGCTTATTTCGTTTTGTACATCTTCATATGCTTTTTTTGCATCGTCAAAAGCAGTTTTAGCTTTATCTACCACTGCTTCCGCACTTGAAAGCACAGAAGAAAACGTTTTGTTTGCTGCGCTACTTACGAGACCCTCTGTGGATTCAATTCCAAGAGCATAACCCTCTCCTGCGTACTTTCCAAGCTTCATTGTCTTTTTAGATGGAGAGTGTGAATCTTGCGCCTTTTTCATGGCGTTTAAGCCCTTGCCGATGAAATTACTAACCGCCTTAGCTATTGGCGTGCTCTCAAGTCCGTTGACATATCCTTGCCCGGCGTTTTTTCCCTCGGCAGAAAAGCCGCTCCTCGCTTTTGCAAGTTCTTTTTTGGATTTATCAACTAAATTTTTCGCTTCTTTTACCGCTTCTTTTGTTACTCCTGCACCGCCTTGTTTATATGCTTCTTTTATTTGACTGTAAGCTTTTTCGGTTTCCTTTACCTGTTCTGCAAGCGTTTTAACGGAAGCGGTTTTTGTTGTTTTGAAGTCGTTTGCAAGGTTTTTAAATGCCTTGCCCATCTTTTTGGTAGAACCGCTTGCAGCTGCTTCCATAGCTTTGTCGTAGTTCGTTATGATTGTTTTATAGCCATCTATTGTTTTTTGCGCTTTACCTACGCTATCTTGTAGGCTTTTTTGTGATTTTGTCAATCCATCTACTTTTCCTTTTGCTTCTCCGTAGGCTTTGGCAGCTTTTTTGTAATTTTTTTCTATTTTTTCATCGTAATATGTCCCCCTTTCAATCATTTTATTGTAATCGGACTGTGCTTTAGAAAGGTTTTTCTTTGCCTTTTCTTGGTCTTGCTCTGCTTTGGAAAGCTTCTTTTTGTGTTCTTCTAACTTTTTGTTTGCGTCAGCAAGTGCGCCATATGCTTTTGTTTGATTTTTTACTGCTTCGGTGTATTTGTCTTGATCGGCAGATATTAAAGCTTCCAGTTTCTTTTTTGCAATCGTGTTGTCGATTTCTTTTTGTAGGCTTTTCCATCCTTTAATTTGCCCATCTACAATTTTAATCTCCGTGCCAAGAGCTTGACTAAGTTCTCCTGCGATAACTTTTGCTCTACTTTCGTAACCCTTTTTTATGTTTCCATTTTCGGTCGTTATCTTTTTTAATTCACTCCAAAGTTTTTGTGTGTGGCTGTATTCGACTTGTAT